CATACTGGTACTACTGGTGGTTTGCCAAATAGTGGTACATTTGATAAGGGTTTATTTGATGATCCAGCCACATATCCAATTGCTCCGTCTAATTTTCCAGGTTTAACTTCAGGTTGTTTGTGGTATTGTATATCACTATTTACATCTACCGTTTCAGGTGTTGGTAGCGCTCATGTTGGTGATATATATATTAATTATAGGCAAGAAAAGGCTACTGGAAGTAATGGATTATCATCTTTGTTTTCTCCAGTTATGGTGCGTCCCACAGAGGGCTTTGCTGTTTATGGGGAATATAGTGGGGATGCTAATGCTAATGCGGGGTTTGCTCAAGCCTATACATCATACCGGTCAGGTACTATATTTTCTTCAGGCCAAGACTCTGGCTCTAATGGTTACCATTCTAGTTCAAAATTTTCAAATCAAGACGGCGTATGGGGGTTTAGAGAAGAATCGATTCTTGATGGCCATGGGAAGCTGGGGATTAATCTAAACGGTAGTAGTGCTATGCAATTGGGTTCGCCTTCGGCTACCTATGGTGCTGATACCTTTGGTATTCAAAACTATAAATCAATAGATAGCTCGGTGGATGATATTTATTGGGCTGGCAATTACCCAATGTCTGATGACAATTGGCGTGCATACGTATGGAGTGTATTCGAATGAAGGGTAATCTTGGAAGAGTAGGTGCAGTAAGAAGCATAGACGATATACGCAATTACGGCGGCCATGTCGACATGGCCGACATTCATAATACGCGGCAAGAAAAGATTATATTTACAAACGAAAGGGATGACTATCGCTGGCGCTTTAATTCGTTAGATGCAGTTCCAGATTTATACAACGTTTGGACTTCAGTGAAGTGTAACCGCGCGATTAATAGCCAAACATATATGAACGGTGGTTCGACCGATTACTCCGGGCCGTTTGATGTAACTGAACAGTTTTTTAGAGTAACTCCTGGCAATTATAAACTTTACTTAGCACACATAATAACGTTATCTGGTAAATTATATAACAACGATACCCCTATAGGAGGTGTGCAAATTTTAGATGCTAAGGGTGAAGTTTTACATTTTATCGCATGCAATGCGGCCGAAGATAAATGGCAAACTCGAACTAGTGAGGAAAACGTTCATGCAGCTCCTTCGCTACCTGCTAATTACAGTGCTGGTGGCTGGAGTACTCCTGCTAATCTTACTAGTACCCAGGCTGCAACATCAAAACGATTTTCTTATGCGAGTTATACAAGTAGCGCGTATACCGGAGCTGACAATGGGATATCTACTAATGGTTTAGATACAACACCAATGACTGTCGGCGACGGTACAATGCCGCAAGGGCCCGCGCCTACACAGTACATGTTTAGAGAAACATCGAACCCAACAACAGCAAACAGTTGGGCAATTTGCAGAACTAAGGACGCTTACGCTATACCTGAATTTGGTTCTATAAGAATAGCTTATGCTATTACAATTCCAACTGAAGATGTTGGCGATATAGATCCCAATGGGACATTCAAGACAGCTTTCTACTAGAGGAACAAATTAATGACATTTTACACTAAAAACGGATGCTATCCAAGACATTTACCTGAAATTATAGAAATGCCTAATGGTGAAATTCGAACTGACTCATCTACTTTTACAGATGAAGAACTAGCCTTAACTGGCTGGACTGAAGCCCCAAGTCATCCGACTGATTTCGACCCAGAAGTTCAAATTATGGATTGGAATTCCGAAACTTCTAATTGGGAAGTAATAGATATTCCACAGAGTGAGTTAGATGCGAGAGAAGCATTTGGTTGGCTAGGCCTTAGAGCTGAAAGAAACGAAATATTATCACAAAGCGACTATATGGTAATTAAAGCGTATGAAACTGGAACAACCATAGATTCCGAATGGGCTGCATATAGACAGGCTTTACGTGATTTGCCCAGCAGCACTAGTGATCTTAATGCTGTGGTTTGGCCCACTAAGCCTGAGTAACATATAAATAAACCATATAAATATAGTAAAGTAAGAGGTGTTTTAAATGGCAAAACCAAACAGTAGAGCAACTTTAATTGATTACTGCCTTAGAAATCTAGGTGCACCGGTAATTGAAATTAATGTTGACGACGATCAGCTAGATGATAGAATAGACGAAGCTCTACAATTCTATCAGCACTATCATGCAGATGCCATTGAAAAAGTATTTCTAAAGCATAGGATTGACTATACTAAGTTTACTATGACTGATACAACAGAGACACAAGCACTTACTGTTGGTGAAACTATTACTGGTGATAATGGTGCTACTGCTAAGATATTAGCAAAAAGCGACACTAATATTATAACCATAGACAGCTATAATCCGAATGCAGGTGCATTCGTTGATGGTACAACTATAACTGGTGGTACTTCTACCAATACTGCTACGATATCGACCGTTAGCAAAGGTGCGATTGACTACGGGTATATTCCAATTCCAGAGCTAGTTACTGACGTTATTAGAGTTCTTCCAATTAGAGATCACAGCTCAAGTACAAGCCTTTTCGATGTGAAATACCAAATGCATCTAAACGATATGTATAGCCTTGGTTACATGGGTAGTCTACTAGAGTACACGATGGCCAAAGAATACTTAGCTACACTTGATATTCTTATTGATTCAGATGATAAGTTTGTCTCATTTGATCGACACCAAGATCGTTTAAGAATTGATATGGACTGGGCTAATGAAGTAGAAATTGGTGGTTATATTGTAGTTGAAGCTTATCGAATTATTGATCCAGCTACATTTACTGATGTGTATAACGATTACTTCTTAAAGAAATATGCTACGGCACTCGTTAAGAAACAATGGGGTGCAAATCTAATAAAATTTGAAGGTATGACAATGCCTGGCGGGGTTACTTTCAACGGTCGCCAATTGTTTGATGATGCCGTTGAGGAATTGCAAAGACTAGAAGAAGAAGTCAGATTAAACTGGGAACAGCCAGTTGACTTCTATATAGGATAATTAATGCCTAGAAACGTATACTTTTCCCAAGCCGTTAGATCAGAGCAAAATCTATACGAAGATTTGGTAATAGAATCACTTAAGATATTTGGACAAGACGTCTATTATATTCCGCGTACTCTCGTTAATCGCGATAGCATTCTAAACGAAGATCCTGCTTCTAACTTTGATGATGCTTACCTAATGGAAGCATATATTGAGAATGTCGATGGCTTTGAAGGTGCGGGTGATTTATACCAGAAGTTTGGTCTTGAAATACGAGATGAAGCTTCATTTGTCATTTCACGTAAAGCATGGAATAATATGATTGGCGGTTACGAGAGTCAAATAAGACCACAAGAAGGTGATCTATTATTCTTACCAATGACTAACTCATTCTTTGAGATTACATTCGTAGAGCATGATAA